TTTTTTCCATCTTGGCTTCCACACGGTGTTGATATAAATATGAATACAGACAAAGGTGAAAAGAACTGGAGAATATCTGTATCGTATAATTTTATACAAGTATGAGTTTTAAGAAAAATAAATATCAGGTTATCCGTAGTGCTATATCAAAAGAAGTAGCCGACATAGCTTATAGATATTTACAGATATCAGCAGAAGCAGATCATTGGATGTTAAACAATGGTGTAACCCATGCAGGCAATAAACTTGTTGGTAATTTTAATGATACACAAGTTCCAAACTCTTACGCTAAATACAGTGATAGATTAATGGAGACGTTACTAGTCAAAACTATAGCTGTGATGCAAAAGAAGACAGGATTAAAACTGGTACCAACATACTCATACACAAGACTTTATAGAAAAGGTAATATCTTACAAAGACACAAAGATAGACCTAGCTGCGAAATATCTACCACACTAAACCTAGGTGGAGATAGTTGGCCTATATTTATCGATCCTACGGGGTCTGACAACGTCATAGACGAGTATAAAGGCATACATAAGCCTGGTGCACCCAAAGGCATACAGGTAGATCTAAAACCAGGAGATATGCTTATTTACTCTGGTTGTGAGTTAGAACACTGGAGAGAGCCTTTTGAAGGCCAATTATGTGGTCAAGTATTCTTACACTATAATCATGCAGATGGAAGGTTTGCAAAGTCCAATTTGTATGATAAAAGACCTATGCTAGGAATAGTCAAATAACGTTGAATATCAACGCAATCTAATATAATCTGGAGATCTATGCTACAAAAGATAGGATTTGCACCTGGAATCAATAAACAAATCACAGCCACAACTGCTGAGGGACAGTGGATTGATTGTGATAACGTTCGTTTTAGATATCAAACACCTGAAAAAATAGGTGGTTGGAAGCAGTTAGGTGCCGATAATATGACTGGTGCAGCAAGAGCTTTGCATCAATTTACTAATAGCACAGGTAGAAAGTATTCTATTATAGGATCAAACAGAATATTGTACGCTTATTCAGGTGGTGTGTTCTATGACATACACCCAATCAAATCTACAAACACTTTATCAAACGCATTTAGCACAACTAATGGGTCGGCAACTGTTACTATAAACTTTTCTGGTGACCATGGTATTCAAGCAGGAGATATTGTTTTATTAGATAACTTCTCCTCTATTACAAATTCAAACTTTGGTGCATCTGATTTTGATGACATAAGATTTATGGCTACAACGGTTCCTACATCAAGCACGATTACCATTACAATGCCATCAGCAGAAACAGGATCTGGTGCAACGCAATCGGGTGGTATTAGAGTTCAACATTATTTTAGAGTAGGACCAGATGTACAATCACAAGGTTTCGGTTGGTCTCTTGGATCTTGGGGTGGACAACAAGTGGGAGCTTTTACTACAGTTTTATCAGGAGACATAGATGCTTCTACAACAACAATAACATTAAATGATGCATCACAGTTTCCATCATCAGGTACAAACTTTATACAGATAGGCACAGAAGAAATATCTTACACAGGTATATCTACAAACACATTAACTGGTGTAACAAGAGGTGTAAGAAACACGACAGCAGCATCACACTCGGCTGGAGCCACAGTTACAGATACGTCTGAATTTATTGCATGGGGTGAGGCAGCATCAGGAGACTTAATTGTTGATCCTGGTATGTGGTCTATTGATAATTTTGGTGACAAAGCAATTTGTTTAATTGTCGATGGTCAGTGTTTCGAATGGAACTCTGCAGCTACCGATGCTACTAACTCTAGAGCCACGATTATATCTAATGCACCAACAGCATCAAGACACATGCTTGTATCTACACCAGATCGACACTTAGTATTTTTTGGTACAGAAACAACAATTGGTGATCAATCAACACAAGATGATATGTTTATTAGATTCTCTGCAGTTGAGGATATTAACACTTACACACCTACAGCAACCAATGACGCTGGTACACAGAGACTGGCTGACGGATCACGGATCATGGGAGCGATTAGAGGTAGAGATGCAATCTATGTATACACAGACACAGCACTATTCTTAATGCGTTTTGTTGGTCAACCTTTTACATTCTCGTTTGTACAAGTAGGTACGAATTGTGGATTGGTTGGTAAGAACGCAGCGGTAGAAGTAGATGGCGCTGCATACTGGATGTCGGAGAATGGTTTCTTTAGATATGCTGGTGCTTTGGAATCATTACCTTGTTTGGTAGAGGATTTCGTATACGATGATATTAATCTAGACTCTGGTAATCAAATGATTGCAGCAGGTCTTAATAACTTGTTTGGTGAAATTATGTGGTTCTATCCAACTTCAAACTCTGCTGTTGTAAATAAAATGGTTTGCTATAACTATTTTGACTCTTCACCACAAAGACCAATATGGACAGTGGGTACTTTAGCTAGAACAGCTTGGGCAGATTCAGCTGTATTTGGTAATCCACATGCATTAGAATATGATGCTGATGGTGTAGAAGGTGCTACTTCATCCACATATGTACAAGGTAATACAGACGGTATCTCAACATACTATCAACACGAAACAGGAACTGATCAAGTTAAAGGTGGTGCAGTAACTGCTATTACAGCTAATATATTATCTGGAGATTTTGACATAACACAAAGAGTTCAAAGAGGAACAACTTCTTCTATACCTGATCTTAGAGGAGACGGAGAGTTCTTAATGAAGATAAGAAGATTTATACCCGACTTTGTATCACAAACAGGAACAACTAGAGTAACATTAAACTTAAGAGATTTTCCAAATGACACTGCAGCAAGTTCATCTTTAGGACCGTTTGATATTACATCAAGCACAAAGAAAGTAGATACAAGAGCTAGAGGTAGAGCCATAGCAGTTAAGATAGAAAACACAAGCACTTCTCAGGATTGGAAGTTAGGAACATTTAGATTGGATATACAAGCAGATGGAAGAAGATAAAAAAATAACAGACTTTATAAAACCAAGTGTTGAGTTTACTAAATCAGGTAGACAAGACATACCAAATACTCCTTTGGAAATAGATAAAACAGCTTTAAATGCTTTAGTTGAAGCAGATATACCAGTAACAGATAAATTAAATATCATTGCCAATATTTATTATGGAAAAAACAGAGATCAAATTTTTTTTGATGACCAAGAAATATTTGTTGATGAGGGTAGAGGTAAAAGTAGAGATGTAGGTATTAAATATAATTTTGACGACGATGATCAAGGTCTAGGGCTATTGCTTAAAAAGAATATTGATACAGGTGAAGATGAGGCTAGGCTTAGATTTTTAAAAAAATTTTTATCCGGAGGAATGGTATAATGGCAAAGATAGTACAAGTATTAACGAGACCCAGTGAGACTTACAAACAATCTGTAGCTGATGCACAGGTTAGAGATCTCGATGGTGTTATACAAAAATTAAACACAACGTATCAACAAGAACTGAAGGATGAAGTAGACGCACAAAACTTCTTTTTAAATTAATGGCTAATAGTTTTATAAATGCAAAAGTAGATCTAACTACAACAAATTTAACAACACTGTATACAGTGCCATCATTTAAAACATCGGTTATTAAATCAATTTTGGTATCAGAAGATTATGGCTCAGGTGCTAATATAACAGTGACTTTAGTTGATGCATCAAGTAATATATTTAGCTTATTTAAGACTAAGGCTGTATCGTCAAATACCACGATAGAGTTATTAACTCAGCCTTTAATAATAGAAGCTGGAGAAACAATAAAGGTGCAAGCTAGCGATGCAAACGAATTGCATGTAATAGCTTCAATACTGGAGATAGAACCAAGAGAGGTAACAACATAATGCAAACAATAAAACCAGAGAAAATAATAACAACTATATCAAACCTAAAAACAGGTGAGGTATATAAATCAGAGGACGAATGGAAGGCTAAAAACGTGCCAGAAGCGGAGATAAGAAGAGATGTTAAAGTAATCATGCCTTCGCTTGATTTGTTTCCTAAAACCAAGTAATGTAATAAAATGGCGATAACTAGATCACAAATAGCACGACAATTATTAGCAGCAGGTGGAGTATCATTTGAATCACCTGGTAATACAACTTTACAAAGAGTTTTACCAAGAATGGATGGTTTAAGACCTGGCTTCTATGGACCTGATGCAGGTGAAGGTGGAATGGAATCTAGTTTTGGTGAAGACACTTACTCAGATGGCGGAGATAATCCAATAGATAGTGGAGAAGCAGCTGGAGGATCAAGAGCACAATTTGCTGCTACTGCTGAAGCATTAGGAACACCACAAACTCCTGGGCTTAGAGAAAATTTTATGGCTAATCAATTAAAAAAACAATTAGATCTTATGGCTGGAAACACTCGTTTTAGTCCATCTTTTTTTGCTAACATGTTTAGAGGACCAGCGGTAGACGTATACGATCAAAATTTTTTAGGTGCAAATCAAAAAATGGAGAACGTTGTTGGTCTTGATCAATACGGTATGAAAGGTAAAGATTTAACTAGATCTCAGAACATACAAAACGCATTAGATAAATTTCAAGAAACAGGTAGATTATCACAATCAGAATTTGAAACAGCTTTTGGATCAAATGTGCCTACAACAACACCAGGTGGTGATAACGAAGTTATGGCTCGTAAACCTATGATTCCAAAACTACCTACAGACATAGAACCAGAAAAAAGTGATTACGCAGAGTTCGTACAGAGATTTACATTACCTGAAAGATTTAGATTAGCAGAAGGTGGAGAACCAAGACAAGCATATGG